GGGGTGTGCGCCCGCTCAGACATGAAGAGCGCTCCTCGCGGGAGGGGGCGAAAACGACAGCCGATCCACGGATTGAACGTGTGATCGGTCCACTCAATCTTGCTCCGCTCACCCATGGAGAGCGCTCCGAACGGAGGAGGAGACGGATGTTGAGGACGTCAGCAGAACATCTGTCGGGATTCTGTCGGGACTGTTTGTCCCGCTACGGCCGAATCCGTCCCGATTGGTGCCGATTTGTTCTTCGGCGTCAGAAAGCGGGCGTCTGTTAAGTCATTGATTTTGTGAAGTTTTATGGTCGGAGCGAGAGGATTCGAACCTCCGACCCCTTGTCCCCCAGCAAACTGTTCTATCGTCATAACTAGCTGCCTTTCTTGCGATTTTTGGGCTGCGCCTTGGCGATGTGGGGACTTGCGAGGGGAGTTTCGTCCAGCGCCTTGCGCAGGTCGTCTTCCGTCGCGTGGGCATAGAAGCCGGCCGTCGTCGCCAGGCTGGCGTGTCCAAGGAGCTTTTGAGCGAGCTTCAGGTTGCCGGTCTGGCGGGTGACGCGCGTCCCGGCCGTGTGACGAAGGCCATGGAACGTCAGGTCGACCCCGAGGTCTTCCGCGACACGCCGCCACTGGATCTGGAGGCCGTAATAGGTGACCGGGTAGAGCACGCCCAGAACACGCCTTGCCTTCGATCGACGACGCAGCGGGAACATGAAAACCCACGTTTCGTCTCTGCCTTTGCAGGCGCTGAGAATGGCGCGCATTTCGCGGGAGAGGGGGACAGTGTGCTGCCGCCTCCCTTTCTGCGTGACCTTGATACGCCCGCCTTCCCAATCGATCTGGTCCCAGCGGAGGATGCAGTTCTCAAGGCGCAGGCCACTGGCGAGCGCGAACATTACAGCGTCGCGATAGCCTTCCCCTAGCGCCGGGATGATCCTGTCCTGATCGCCGGCCTTCAACTCTGCGTGCTGCTCGCCTGCCTCCTGAAGCCGATGGTTCTTCCAAGTCGGCTCGCTCGCGATGATGAGCTTCCAAGCTTCGCGGGCATGCGAATAGATCTTGCGCAGGGCTTCGACGGTCGAGCGGTTGACGGTCGACGGCTGCACCAGCGGAGCCGGGCTTCCGTCCTTGAGCGTCTTCTTGCCCTTGATCGTCTCGCCGCGGCGCGCGGCAACCCACTCGCTGATGTCGGGGTCGGTGATCTCGTCCAGCCGGCGTTCGGCCCCAAACCAAGCGACGATGCGCTCGAGGTTCGACCAGCTCGTATCGGAGTTGGTGTGGTGCTGACCGACCTCGTTCCACCAGCGCGCGGTTGCCAAGCTGATCGTCATGGGCGCTTGTCCCTTGAAGGCCGCGCGGGCGCGCTCGGCAAGCTCGGTATCGCGCTTGGCCTTGTCCTTGGCGCGTCGCTCGAACTCTTGAGCTTTTCGCTTAGACGTTTCGCCCGTAGAGCCTCGAAATCGAGCGCCACCGAGTTGGAATTCGTAGGTGTAGGTTTCGCGGTCTTTGGGCTTGTAGACGGCCATGTTGACTGCCTGCGGGCTGATGCGATGAAGGCGTCGAGATCGTCGCGATGGAAGCGCATCGCCTTGCGCTTGTCACCGCCGGACAGGTCGATCCATGGCAGCAATCCGCGGTGCACCAGTTCGCGCAGTTTGGTTTCTCCGATACCGAGATAGGTTGCGGCTTCGTCGAGCCTCAGAAGAGCTGCGACCTGCGCGCGCGCCATGGCTATGCCCCCACCTTTGCGACGAGAGCGGCATAGAGATCGGAGCCGCATTCGATGGTCGTAGCGGTATTCTGATCGGCGCCGGGCGTCTTGAACTCGCCCATACCGATGACGCCGGATCGCAGGATGCGGCCCTCGGCATCCTTCAGGAACCAGGCGTTCCGCATCATGCCCTCGTTCTCGACGATCTTCAGCCCTCCGATGTTGGCGTTGAGGAGGTTCATCAGAAGAGCCTCCCAGCCGCGTCCTCGGCATCGGCACGCTGGCGATAGTCGAGCTCGATCGCAGACATGATCGCGATCTGCCGATCAGAGTCGGCCTGCTTCATCTTCCCGGCTTCGACGAGACGAGGATAGACCCTCTGCCTTTGCGCGACCTCGCGAGCCGCTGCCTGCTGTTTCTGGCGGGCGGTGAAGCGATCGCTCACGGCTCGCTCCTGTTGCGATTGGGGAAGGGGCGGGAAGGGATGGTGGACTTCCGACGGCTGGGCGCGGGCGCCTCAGTGCCCGTGGCCTTAGCGAGAAGGCGGGCACGGAAATCCGCTTCCTTGCGGCCAAGACGGCGCACATGGGCGGCGGCGTGAATGTCTCCGCCCGCGCTCGTGATGCGACGCTCTCCACCGGGGCCGAAGGTCTTGCGAGCGTGCTCTGCCTTCGGTCGCCAGATCAGGAAGCGAGGATCGGAGGCTGCCGGGACGGTGTCCTGCGCCTCGGCGTCCCAATCCCGCAGCACCAGAGCTGGCGAGTGATCCAACTCGACTTCATGCGGCTCGAACCCGAGCTGCAGCAGGGCGGCGTGAAGCTGCGCCTTGAGCGGGATGTGCTTCCGTCGGTCAAGAGAGGACATTGGCCGCTCCCTTATGGATCGTACGCATCGGCTTGAACCCGCGGGGCCACCAGCCAGTTTTTGCGAGGGCTTGGTGCGGATGGGTTCCGCGGCGGATCTGTGACTGGATGCGCTCAAAGGCGATCTCCGCAGGCTGATTGCCTCGGAAGCCGTTGCACCAGTGGCAGGCCGCGACGAGATTGCTCCACCCGTTGCCGCCGCCGTCGCAGCGCGGGACGATGTGGTCGCGAGTGGCCTTTCGAAACTTGAAGGAACGCCGCACTGCAGCCGGTGCCGGCCACCTCGGCTTGGCGTCGATACCAGGAACGGCCAACGAGACACCGCAATAGGCACAGCGGTAGTTCTGTTCTGCGGCGAGCCGTTGAATGAGATCGCTCATCCGCGCGCCCTCCGCGGCTTCAGACGCTCGGCGGTCTCCGCTTCAAGGGCGGCGACATCCAGGCCGAGATCGGCTGCAAAATCCTTGGTCTGCTCGGTGAACAGAGCCAGCTCCTCGCGGCTCATCTTGCCGATGGATTTGAACTTGGCCTCGCCGCCGATCTCGTCGAACACGACGCCGTCGATCCAGCGATGGGTGGCCTTGAGTGTCCGCTTCAGGGCCTCGTCGGTCATCTTCGGATCGGGATGGGCCTCGGCGAAGACCTTCAGGAAGACGGAGATGAAGGCGCGCGCACCTTGGGTGCCAGGCTCCCACTTGCGGAGCGAGAACACCGTATCGGCCGGGAAAGCAGCGATGGCCTCGCGGTCACGGCCACCGACGGCGCGCAACGCCTGCCCATCCCAGCGCGCAAGGATTTCATCGCCGCGCTGCATGGTTCAGGCCTCCCGCGCTTTGAGCATGGAGTCGGCCTTGATATAGCGGTATCGAGCCTCGGCTTCGGCCCAGAACTCGATCGTCGCGATGGTCGCATCGGGGTTAATGGCCCCAAGCGAGGTCTCCTTGTGAGGGTGAGGCCGCCCCACAAGAGCCTCCGCATACCCGACGGATAGGTCGTCTGGCGCCTTCTCCATGCCCGCGAACCAGTCGCGAAGGGACATGCCCTGCGACCCGTTCTCCATGCCTTGAGCGTTCGGATAAGGGTCCAGAGGCTTCGGAAAGGCCGGCCCGCCGTCGTTGACGTTCGGCATGGCTCAGACCTCCGCCTTCTCAAGCTCGGCCTTGCGAGCGCCGAAGTAGCCTTGCAGGCGAGCGATATCGGCGTGCTCGGTGATGCCGAGGCCGTGGCGCACCGGGCGCGTGGAAGACCACCAGGAACGAACCTCATCGTAGGCCGCGAAGTCGTTCGCCGCAGCGAGCTTCGCCTTCACCAGAGCCTCGTAGGCTTCCGGCGTGCTCATATCCTCCTGCTGGCCAGCTTCATCGTCGCCGGCCGGCGGTGGTGGAACGTCGTCACTGGCTTCTTCGGCAGCGGGCGCCGACGGCGCAGCCTCTGCCTGACGCGAGACGCGGGCGATATGACGATCGCGGATCTCGCGGGCACGCTCGACGAAGCCGGTGAAGCCCGCCAGCACAGCCTCGACGTCCGTTTCGACGTACCAGGTCTCGACGTCGTCCGAGTTGGTCGCGAAGCCCAGCTTCTCGTCGAGCGAGGTGAGCTCGGCTTCGGGATCAATCGCGTCATCGGAAGGTGCCGCCGGCGCATCATTTGACGGGGGGATCGATGCGGATGCGCCGGCGGCTTCCGCTGCCTGCTGGGAGGAGGAAGCAGGAGCGGATTCTGGGGAAGGTTCCGCAGTGATCTCCATGGGCGGAGGCGGCGGAGGCGAGATGTCGCGGGAACGGTTCGAGCGCGCGACCTCCTGCAGGTCATCGATTTCGTCAGGGGTGTAAGCGCCGAGCATGAGTGCGGGCTTGTGGATGCGGGCCCACTCGCGGGCACCTCGGTACGCAAGCTGACGCTTATAGGTGGCTGTGTTCCAAGGAGAACCAGTGCCAGTGGTTTTCCATGCAGAGACAGTGCCTTCGACGGTCTTGGTGACGCCATCGACGACGCCCGATACCACGACCCCAAGCTGATCACCGGGCTTGTCGTCGTAGGTGTAGGATAAGGTGACGCCCAGCCGCGCATCGAGGACCGCCGCAACCAGTTTTCCCTCGTAGCAGAACTTGCCCTTCACGATCGAAAGGCACTGCGCGACGCCAAACGGATCCATGCCCCAGCGGGTCGCCTGGTTCACGACCAGGAAGCAGTTCGCCATGATCGCTTCGAAGGGAAGCGGCAGAACCTTGTCGCCTTCCTTGTAGGTGCGCAGTGCCTCCGGCACGAGGCTCGCGTTCGCCATGATCGTCGCGATGCGCTGCATGTGCTCGAAGCGAGCCGTGTCGAGGATGGGGATCACATCCTCCACGATCTGACGGGCTGGACGGGGATTATCTCGGACGGGAGCGAGCGCGTTCATATTAGCCTCTCAAGCGACGTATTCGAGGGTTTTCAGCTCGCAGCCGGGCACGGCGACGCCCGTCTTCAGGTTTTGCTCGGCCATCTGCTTGATGATCACCACGAACTGCTGCGGGGGTTCGGGAAGAGCGGCGTAGAAGGCGGCGGCAGCCGGTAGGTCGTTGATGACGGCAACCTTCCGAGTGCGGACCGTCGTGCTGCCGGTCGCGACCTTACTGCGGCCGCGCACCGGTGCCTGTTCCAGCGGGGCGGCTTCGCTCATTGCGGCAGCGGCCTTAGCTCGCGCATCGCGCTCGGCGGCTTCCTGTGCCTCGACGGCTCGCTTCTTCGCCAGCGAATAGGCAGACATGCCGGTATTAACCTTCGTGACCAAGGCATCGGCCCGGTCGCGCGGCGGCACGAACTTCTTTTGGATATCCTTCGCCTGCTGATCGACCGGCTTCTTCGCAGTGACACGCATCTCCTCGATCTTGCCGGAGAGATCGCGGGCCCGTTCCTTCCATTTGTCGGCCTGAAGGGCGCGGACATCGTCCCCAGCAAGGACCGGCGTCTTGAAGAACTCGCTGATCTTCATCTCGATCAGTTCGAGCTCGGCCATCAGCGCTTCGAACGGGTCGCTGGGGAAATTGGAGCGAGCCTCGTCCAGGCTCTCGATTTCCTCCGGCCACGGCTCGTTGCGATTGGCGACGGCGTCGTAGAGATTCGACGAGATCGCGTCCCGGCAGAAGAAGGAGAAGGTCGTCTCCGCGAACGATGCATCGGCCAGAGCACGGCGCTGCTGACCCTTGCGGCCGATCCATGCGAACATCGTCCCGTCGATGACACGGATCAGGACCGGATCACCACGATAGCGGTAGCAACCGCAGCGCGGGAGCTTGTCTTCCAGTTCCGGGTTCTGGCCGGCGAGCTGCGCCTTCCAGTAGCTGAAGTCCTCTTTCAGTGCGGCGCTCATGTCATCTTCCTCGACGGGGTGCGGACGATCAGCTTGCCGTTCCGCCATGTGATTGGTTGGTGCCCGGCCTTCCGGGCTTCGACTTCGATCTTCAGCCGGAAGTGCAGTGCGATGGCGGCGCGCCTATGCGATCCGTCAGAGGCGCGCCTCGATGGCATCAGGCGGCCTCGGGCTCCTGGGTGGCCGCGTCTTCGGTGGCGGGGTTTGCTGCGCGCTCTGCGATGGCGCGCATCCGGCCGGGGTGGCGCTCGACGAAATCGATGAGGGAACGATAGTCGTCGCCGAATTCGGACATGCCATGCTCGCGCTCGACGCGTTCGCGCAGACGCTCGGTCGTGATGCCTTCCTGGCATCCGACCCACCAGCGCAGGCCGTGCTTCGGCGAGTCGACGGCGGTTACGTAGGCATTGCGCGAGCCCTGCGGGCCGGCGACGAAAAGCCAATCTCCATCCTCGTAGACGCTACCGTCTCCGATGCTGGCGCCGTATCCGATGCTGGCGCGGCCTCCGATGCTGGCGCCGTATCCGATGCTGGCGCGGCCTCCGATGCTGGCGCCGTATCCGATGCTGGCGCGGCCTCCGATGCTGGCGCCGTATCCGATGCTGGCGCGGCCTCCGATGCTCCGCACTCCTTCAGCGATCTTCGCCTCCGGCCAGATCTCAACGGTCGTCGGCAAGACCACGCTCGGGTGGACGTGCGCCGACATGGCAACAATGCCGCCTTCGGAACCGTCGGGGTTCTTCCATCGCCGGGCCTCTGCCCCGCGCCAACCGCCGAACAGGTGCTTGAATGTCTCGGACATCGTGATCGCTTTCAGGTTTGAGGGAAGGTCAGAAGGGCCGGTGCCGGGCGTCTGCCTCAGGGTCGTGCCGGCGCGGCTCGACGTCGTAGTCGTCATCGTCGTGAACCGGCTCGTCGCGGGACGTGACGTCGAACGCCAGCCAGGCGATGAGGGCCAAGGCCACCAAGCCTAGAAGCAGCCATCCGGCATCGAAGCTCTGGAATGGGTCAGGCCGCATCGCGATCCCCTTTGGGTGTGCCGGAGACGCGGACGCCATCATGGCGCTCGGTCATCGAAGCGGTGGCGAGGGGGCTTTCATTCCGCCCCGCGCCTCCGGCAACTCGGTGGAGTTCGATCTGTGCGCGGGCTTTGGCCTCGCCGCCGAACTCCTGAATGGCGATGGGTGCGACCTTCTGCTGGCGCCAGCGAGCTTCGCAGGCGGCGGCGTCGCGGATGTCGACGGCCGGATCGAGCAGGAGCTGTCCGGCCATCATCCCGATGACGCGGTCGCAGACGGCTTTGATCTGCGGGCTCACTGCATGACCTCCCAGCAGGAGGCGACGCCGACGAGTGCGATCATCCCGAAGAGGGTGATGACGGCGAGTACATCGCCGAGGTCGTCGAAAGGCCATGCCGGCGTCGGCGCAGGCACATAGACGCGGCGAATCATGCTGCGCTCCGTTCGATGCGGTTGAGGAGGGCCCGAGCGCGGCTGAGGTTGCGCATGCAATAGGCACGGCGGTCGCGGTCGTTCAGCTTGTTGGCGCTGACCAACGCGCGCGTCAGGGACGACACGACGAGGTTCAGGTAGAGGGCTTGTGCAGCGGGGGAGCGCTCACGCTCCCAGCGCGTAGTGTCCGTGTGTGCGGCGCGAAGCCAGTATTCGTAGTCGCGGAGGGCTTCGCTCATCGGGAAGCCTCGCGCTCGGCAAGCATGGCGTCGGCGTAGAGGTAGCGAAGGCGCGCAACGAGCCGAGCGCTCAAGCCGAACGCCTCCTCCAATGTGGTCGGATTGGGCTCGCCCATGAATTTGGCCGCCGCGTCGGCAGCTCCAAGATCAAGTTCGCCCAGATCGGCGTGGATGGCCGCGTAGTCCCTCATGGACATGCCGCCTTCAGACTTCGCGACTTCGCCGACCTTCAGCATCCTGGGGAAAGCCGGGCCGCCGTCGTGGATCGCTGACATCACGCGGCCTCCGCTTCCATTCGGCGCCGGACGCACCGGATCACATCGCCGACGCTGCGGAGCGTCTCAGCCTCTTCATCGGGGACGGGCACGCCCGTCTCGCTCTCGATGGCCCAGACGATCTCGACCAGATCGACCTCATCGGCGCCGAGGCTCTCGACCAAGCGCGTATTGGCGGAGATCATGATCGAGCAGCCGAACTGGTCTTGGATGATCCTGCGGGCCTCAAAGAGCCCAGCCGTGTTGCTGACGCCCATCGACCTACTCCGCAGCGATCAGATGGATGGTGATGTCGTTCGAAGCCGCGATGCGGGAGAGCGAACGGTCGAAGGCGGCGAGGGCGCGGCTGAAGGTGGCGCGCCGGGCGTCGATGATCTGGCCGCCGATGGCGGATTGGACGAGGTCCTGCCGCTCGAAGGTGTGGATGTCGGAGCCTTCAACCGCCTCGATGACGTAGGGCTCGGTGCGCGGCGGCGTCAGGCCGTCCAGTGCGCCGGCAACGAATGCGGCGCCCGCAGCCCAAAGCCGCTCCTGTTGATCAGCGATGAAGTCCTTACGCTCGTCGTCGGCAAGACGCCGAACCCAGGCGCCGGCCTCAGCCGTGCAAGCCTCGATCTCCGAACCGCGCCAGCGAGACAGCTCATCCGCCTTGCGAGCGATCGCAACCGAGACCTTCGCCTCGTCGATCTGCCCAGCGGCATCCAGAACTTTGAAAGCCATGTCGATCCCCATCGCCGGTTGGCTGATGGGGATTATTCTGCGTTACGCAGAATGTCGTGTCAACTGCGAAATGCAGAATATCTGCGTATCGAGGAATTTAGGCCGCCGCGTATATGCCACTGACGGCAGGAGTCAGGAGCGGGAAATCTCCGCTCGACTCTCAGGGCGCCATCTGGCTTCAATGGGAACGTAAGAAGAACAAAAGCTGGGTGGTGTTGATATGAGCTTGGCCTTCACGGAACGCATTTCGCGGCCGGAGCTATCGTTGTTTCGGGCAATCGATATCAGGTGCGACGACTGCGGCCGGACCAAAAGAATGCAGCCCTCGGATATCGCCGATCACATTCGAGCCGGCACCAAAAGTTTAGTCGGGCTCGGCAACAAGCTGCATTGTTCTGTATGCCGGGACCGCGGCGGTCTCGGAAGAAACATTAGCCTCTATCCAATTGTCAGGGGGAGCTGATGGCAAAATCAGCCAGGAGATCGCCGGCCCCAGGCGAGACGATCAATCTCAACGTTCTGGACGCTACCGCTGTTGGCATGCGCATACACGCAGACCCGCAGGGTTCTCTCCTTGATAACTGGACCATGTGCTACAACGCGAGTGAGCAATCGAAGCCAGATGATCGGCACGTCGGGAAGTTTTGCATGATACGGACCGAGGACGGCCGAAATCTATCCATGCGCATTTACCGCACGCATGGATCGGATGACTGGACGCTTGTGTCTCTCGGAGGATCAATCGAGCAAGACGTTCCAATTGAATGGGTCGCGCCAGTGAGGATGGTGATCCCGCGCTGATTTCCGACTAGACGCCTAGAAGCTCGTCGTAGGGTATCACGCGCAGTATCTGCTTGATCCGAGCTGTTTCGAAGCGCAGCTCTTTCGGCGGGTTGAATTGTGAGACGACGAGCTCGGTTGCCCCGCGCGAAACCAATGTCTTGACATAGGCCGCGCCGGGCTCACCATCTTCCTCTGGATACATTTCGATCAGGACCTCGTCGCCGATCGACGGGCGTAAGCCGTCCGGATCGATGTAAATATTCCTGCCAGGCTTATAGAGCGGGTGCATGCTGTCGTTCTGCATGGTCAGCGAGAACGCCTTCTTCCTACCGATCAGCCCGGGCGGTCGAGCTACCAATTCGGTGACTTCACCGTTGAGTCGAAAGTCGCCATCGCCGTTGGTGCCACCTACGGCGGTCCCATAATTCGGCAGATCTCGCTTTCCTCCTGATGGCGCCTGGTCGCTGAGGCGCATCGGCTTGCCCACATCAGAAGCAGTAGGGGCCTTTTCGGTGGTCCAGAGCGCTTCGAAGCCCTTACTGACTTCCATCGGTCCGTCTTCGAACGCTAGCCACGCCGAACGGACGCGGAATGCCTTGGCATAACGCTCGACGTCTTCCGTGAACCCGCGGCTGCCGGATTCGTGGCCAGTGTAGGTCCCATAGGGCACGCCCAGAGCCTCCGCAGCTTCGCGGGCGGTCTTGAAGCGGCGCTTCCGTGCGATGCGCAGACGTTCGTGAGGTTCGGTCTTAGCCATGACCGCATTATGCAGAAGGGTGTTCTGCAAATCTGAGAGGTTGGCTTGACGAATTAATCTGCGTTGTGCAGAATATATGCATGATGCAGACACTCTCCGACGTGATCGAAGCATTCGGCGGTTACGCGAAGCTCGCTACCGTTCTGGAATGCCCGCCGGGCACCACCAGTGCGTGGAAGACGCGCGGAAGCATCCCTGCCCGCTATTGGTCAAGGATCGTCGAGAAGGCTGCGGAACTGGGGATTGAAGGTGTGACCTTCGACTGCCTCGGCCGAATTGCTGCTCAGCGCGAGGTCGCCTGATGGGCCGAGCGATCGACATCCTCGTCGATGCTGTGATCGGCGTAATTCTGCTGGTGGCAGCACTGCTTGTGCTCGCCCCGACCGCTCTTATCGCGACCGTCTTCGTGAGGTCCTGATCGTCATGGTGGTCCTCGCGCATCCCCGTCCATCTGCTTCGTCTCTCCTGAATTCCGGTGGGGCGCGGGCTGCAACCCGCCATCCCCGGAAGGCCGATCCCGCGTCCGCTGCTCAGCGATCTGCAGTTCCGTCCTCGTCTGTGAAGCCACTTTCGCAGTCGGAGCCTGGAATGACTGGTCAGAAATCCGGAAAGGTTGGGGTCTCTTCGTCCCAAGCTTGCCCCGAGCGGGCCCTTGATTTTCTGCGCGGCCTCTACCCGTCGAAGACGGTCGAGAATGTCGCGTACGACACCGGCATCCCATCCGACACCGTGCGGAAGTGGTTCGAAGGGGTTGCTAAGCCTTCCTGGGCTGCGTTCTCACGTCTGATCTTCGCCTACGGGCCCGCCTTCCTCAGCGCTGTCTATCCCAAGGCTCCGGCCTGGCTCGACGAAGCCCACCGCCGTGAACGGCAGGACGCGCTCCGAGCCGAGCAGCGCCGCATTCAAGAACAACTCGACGCCCTGGGCGCCTGAACTTTTGAAAGGAGGGCCTATGCGGGGCCTTCTCGCGATTTTCCTAGCCGGGCTGTCTTGGCTCCTCGCCAAGCTGTCGCGGCTGACGATGTTCCCAGCAGCGGCTTTCGCCGATGGCGCGGAGTGGTGCGACCGGCAGGCCCGCAACCTCTCGGAGCCACGCCCATGAACGACGCGCCATCCTGGCATGACGATGCACGCCGCCTGATCGAGGGCGGAATGTCCGTGAAGATGACGGCCCGAGCCGTTGGGAAAGCGGAGACGACCGTTCGGGTCGCACTGGATATCAACGGGGCGAGATCGAAAGGCCAGCACTCCTATCGTGCAAACCGCGCTCGTGCCCGCGCCGAACTGAGCGGCATAAGGCGGCGCGGGGAAGCCAGCAGGAAGGGCGGGGACCCGAGCGAGCGACGTTCGATCGAGCGCGCTTACGCCGATGCGCAGCCCGAACGCCCTCTGACGCTCCCGAAGATCAGCATCCAGACGCTGCCTGACGAAGACCGCCGTGTCATCCGCTTCGCACCTCGGACGCGGTTCGCCTTGGTCTCGTACGGCGTCGAACGCTGGCGGTTCCATCATCTCAAGATGATCCGCGAGGGCCGCATCCCCGAGCCCGGCCTTCCCGAACAACTCCATCACTAGCCGGGATTGACCGGTCCCGACGTCAGCGAAGCTGGCGCCCCAACCCAGGAGAGAGCATGACGCAGGAATCGGAAGCCCCAATCAAATTCCCAGCTCCATCGGTGGTGAAGGCGCTCTTCGTCGCCAACAACAAGGCGAAGGAAGAGACGTCGAGCATCAACGGCACCTACGGCGATCGGGTGAAGACCCAGATCGAGATCGGCAATCTACATGGCCCGTCGTTCCGGCATGCCGCTTCGATCTACCGCAAGGCCAAGAACAACGAGCTCAAGGCGCGCGAGCACGTCGCTCATCTCCGCTTCCTGCTCGATCTGCTCGACGAGGAATTCGAGAACGCCGGCCATGTCGGCGATCTCGATCGGATGTCCAAGGCTGCGACCGATGGAGAGGGGGGCGATGAAGCCACCCCGGAATCGGCTGCTGAAGCCGCGAACCGCATCTTCACCGAGCAGAACCGCGCCGCGGCAGGCGAAGCGCTCGACCTCGAAAGCCTGAAGACCGATGCGCCGGCTGAGACCGCGAAGCCGAAGGGCAGGGGCGGTCGCAAGAAGGCCGTCGCAGTGCAGTCTGAGGAAGCCCCGCCGGCCCCGGTCGATGACGATGTGCCGGCCGCGCCGTCCTCCGACGACTTCGATGAGGATATCCGACCCGCCTTCCTGCGCGCCCGCGACGAAGAGCGCGAAGCCGGCTCGGTCCACTGACCATGAAGCTGCTCACCTTCGATATCGGCGTGAAGACCGGTTGGACCGCGGGTGCCATCGGCGGAAAGCTCGTCGGCGGCACTCGCCGTCTGGCGCCGTCCGGCTCGGATCACGGCAAGATCGCGGGTGAGCAGCTGCAGTTCGTCGGCGACATGATCGGCATCCATAAGCCCGATCGCGTCGCCTTCGAATTCTCGACGCAGACCATCGCCGGCAAGCAAGGCGCCGGCTTCACGAACATCGACACGATCATGATGCAGGCCGGGATGCGCTGGGGGATCCTTGGCATCTCGCATCTGCTGCGCGTTCGCTGTGATGAGATACAGCCGGCGCAGGCCCGCATCGCCTTTCTCGGCAAGGGGAAGGGGCGCTTGAAGCGCGAGGATGCAAAAGCCGCCGTCAAGCGCGAGTGCCTGACCCGCAGCCTCGAATTCATCGACGACAACCAGGCGGACAGCATCTGCCTCTGGTTTGCGCTCGCTTTCCGGATCGACCCCGATTTCGCAGCCCGCGACGCCGTCGCGCGGATGCGGATGCGCGATCCTCTCATTTCAGGAGCTGCCTGATGCTTCAGCAGGGTCTGACGCCGCGCCAACTCGACCTGCTCGAATGCCTCCGCGACTTCATCGCGAGGGAAGGGCACTCGCCCTCATTCGTCCAGATGATGGCTGCGCTTCACTACAAGTCGAAGGGCGGACTGCATCGGCTCGTCGATAGCCTGGAAGAGCGCGGCTATATCAGCCGCTTGCACAACCGCTCGCGCGCCATCGTCCTGACCCAGGCCGCGCAGTTCTCCCCCGGTGTCGAAGCCAGCATCGCAGAATATTGCAGGGTCCATCGCGTTGAGCGTGATGCTGCCGTGGCGCGTGCTGTCGAGCACTTCTTCGGGAGTGCGGCATGAGCCTCGAAGCCTATCGCAATATCATCGCGGCTTCGCGCGGCGCATTCCAGCCGGCCGGCTTTGATGGCGATTTCGACTTGCCGTCATCGCTCTTTCCGCATCAGCGCGCCGCCGTAGAGTTTTCCCTACGCGCTGGCGCGTCCGCCAATTTCCTCGACACTGGCCTCGGCAAGACGCGCGCTGCGCTTTCATGGGGGCAGGAGGTCGTTTCCCGGACCAATCGTCCGGTGCTGATGCTTGCTCCGCTTGGCGTCACGGCCCAGCACAAGCGGGAAGCCGACGACATCGGCGTCAGCGCAGCGGTTTCTCGCGACGGCGGACCGCAGGACGCGCAGATCGTCATCGCCAACTATGAGCGGCTGCACCTGTTCGATGCCACCGAGTTTGCCGGCATCATCCTGGATGAGAGTTCGATCCTCAAAAGCTTCTCCGGCCAGACCACGAAGCGCCTGATCGAGACATTCAATCGCACGCCCTATCGGCTTGCCTGTACCGCAACGCCGGCACCGAACGATCACACCGAACTCGGCACGCACGCCGAATTCCTCGGCACCATGACGCGGGACCAGATGCTTATGCGCTGGTTTCTGCACGACAGCGCCGACACGGGCACATGGCGCCTGAAAGGCCATGGCGTTCGCCCGTTCTGGGGTTGGGTCGCGTCATGGGCGCGCTGCGTCTCGAAGCCGTCAGACCTTGGCTTCTCCGATGATGGCTTCGAGATGCCCGAACTGCGGATGCATCGGCATCTCGTCTCTGCGGATCGGCTCACTGGTCGCGGCGAAGAGAAGGATGGTCAGGCTCATCTGTTCCGCATGCCGGACATGTCCGCGACCTCCGTTCACACGGAGAAGCGGCTGACCTGCCAGGCCCGCGCCGAAATGGTGGCGAGTATCGTCGCGGATGAGCCGAGCGAGCCTTGGACGGTCTGGGTCGAGACTGACTATGACGCCGACGCGATCATGGCCGCCATCCCGGGCGCGGTCGAGGTCCGCGGTTCAATGACGCCGGAACAGAAGGAAGACCGGCTCACGGCCTTCACGACCGGCGGCATTCGCGTCCTGGTGACGAAGGCGAGCATCGCCGGGTTCGGACTTAACTGGCAGCACTGCGCACGAACCGTCTTCGCCGGCATGAGATTCTCCTACGAGGCGTTCTATCAGGCCGTTCGGCGGCATTGGCGCTTTCGGCAGACACGACCCGTCGATTGCCATGTCGTGTTCGCCGACACTGAGGCTGCGATCTGGGACGTGATCAGCCGCAAGGCTGGCGATCACGAGGCGATGAAGCGCGAGATGATGATCGCCATGTCGCGCGCCCATCGCGCCGAAACCCGCCTCCATTCCTATCAACCGCAGAAGCTGGCTTCGCTGCCGGCATGGGTGCACGCATGATTGAGGTTCTCGATCAGGTCGTCGGCGATCGCTTCGCCGCGTATCAGGCGGATACGGTCGAGTTCACTCCGACCATGCCAGACAACAGCATCGGTCTGTCGGTTTATTCGCCGCCGTTCTCGCAGCTCTATGTCTACAGCGAGAGCGAGCGCGATATGGGAAACGTCGCCGATCACGACGAGTTCGCGGAGCGCTATCGCTTTCTCGTCCGCTACTTGCTGCGCGCGACGAAGCCGGGCCGTGTCAGCGCGGTCCATTGCTCCGACCTGCCGCTGAGCAAGTCTCGAGACGGTGTCATCGGTCTGTTCGACCTTCCGGCGCTCATCCGCCAAGTGCACGAGCAGGAGGGATGGACCTATCACTCCCGCGTCACGATCTGGAAATGCCCGGTCGTCGAGATGACGAGGACCAAGGCTCACGGCCTGCTCTACAAGACGCTCCGCACGGATGGCAGTCGCGTTCGCGTCGGCATGCCCGACTATCTCCTCGTCTTTCGGAAGGAGAGCGACGGCAAGACCCCCGAGCCCGTCCAGCACGATCCCGGCGTCTATCCGGTGTCCTGGTGGCAGGAGGCCGCTTCTCCGGTCTGGACGACGGTCGACCAGACCAACGTCCTCAACGTCGCCGTTGCTCGCGACGATAAGGACGAGCGCCACCTGTGCCCGCTCCAACTCGACGTGATCGAGCGAGCCGTCCACCTGTGGAGCAACCCGGACGACCTCGTCTACTCGCCGTTCATGGGCATCGGGTCGGAAGGCTTCGTCGCGATCAAGCACGGCCGCCGTTTCGTCGGGACCGAGCTCAAGGACGCCTATTTCAGGCAGGCCGTCCGCAACCTGACCTTGGCCGAGGACACCGGAACTGCCGGCGATCTCGTCTCGCGGATGGCCGCGGAATGATCGCCGAGCCAATCATCGTTGACATCGGTGCGCAGGGCTGGACGCTCGTCCTCACCACCCGCTCCAACGGCAGTGGCGAAGCCAAGGTCGCCTGGGACGCGAACGGCCAGCACAACGCGGATTTCCATGCCGGCTTCTCCAGCCCGGCGGCTGCGCTGGAAGTTGTCCTTGCTCGTGTCGAGCGCAATGGCGCCGTGTCGCCTCTCGATGTGCCGGTGCTCGTCGGCGTCCTCGTTGGTCACTTTCAGGCGAGGACGCGATGAAGAAGCGTGTCGCTCAATTCGCGTCCGAAGCCGAGATGTGCACGCTTTTTATCGCGGTCGCGACAGGAGAGGTCGCAAACAACGACCACCGCGCTCGACCAACGGGATGGAAGGCTTACCCCGAGGTCTGGGGTGACATCCTCATGGTTCGTGAGGCCGACGGCTTTCAGGTCGGGATCGAAGCCAAGCTCCGCCTCAACGACGACGTCATCTTTCAGGCGATGGAAGGACGCAACAGCCCTACCATGCCGGGTCCGGATTGTCGCGCGGTTCTGGTCCCGCATGGGACTGGGACCCGCCTCCATCAGGTTGCCTGCCAGCACTTCGGCATCCAGGTCATCACCATCACAGCGGAGCCAGAGCAGTACCAGTCATTGGTCCAGCCCGAGCTTCCGCGCAGGGATGATGGATGTTGGGACGGTCGTTGGCCCGAGATGCTGCCGACCCAGCGCGTTTCGCTGCCGGCGTTCGTCCCTGACGTCGCCGCCGGCAGGCCGGCGCCATTGCAGCTCACGGCATGGAAGATCAAGGCAATCAAGATCGCATGCATTCTTGAGCGCCGCGGCTGGCTTTGTCGGCAGGACTTCAAGCACATCCAGATCGACCACCGTCGCTTTCTCGATAGTGGCTGGCTGACGGTCGTCGACGGGGCTTGGCGACGCGGTCCAGCATGGCCGGACTTCCGCCAGCAACACCCTCGCAACTTCGGCGAGATCGATGCTCTGTTCGATAAATGGAAGCCACCAGAGCTTCCAGCCGGGCAGCAAACCACCTTCGGGAGGTTGCTGTGAACGCGCATACCTACCTATGGGAAAACGAGACGCCAGCCCAGCGAAAGGCGTTCCTCGAATACTATGCGGGCGTCATGACGCGAGAGGCTGACGCCCGGCCCCAGTCCGACTGCCAGTGGATGCGCGACGGTGCTGCCCGCGCTCTGCGTGAAGCCGCGGCGATCGACGTTTCGCCGCCTCAGGGCGATTTGTTCGGAGCGCAGCCATGAACGCCATGGCCCCCGATCAATTCACGGACTGGTTCCGCGAGATTTGCGAGACCGAGATGGCTCTCGTCGGCGGGATGCTGATGGCGCCGCCGGCCATCAGCAGCGTCATGCTGACGGGGCTGCAGGAAGAGCACTTCGGCGATTTATCGGCGGCCGCGCTCTATCGCCGGATCATCGACATCGTGGCTCGCGGCGGCACGGTGGACTTCCGAACGGTGGTGCAGGGTGGCGCATCCGTACTCATGGGTGAAGGCGGCTCG